CCTCCCGCCCCACCACCGCCACCACCTGTGCCTACGGTGCCGCTTGCTCCTCCACCACCAACAGCAATAATAGAGACAGATGTTACCCCAGCAGGAGCGACCCATGTGTATGTGCCTGCAGTGGTATACGCTTGCTGCCCCGCGCCGGGAATAGGCCAAACACCAGCAGCTGTAGCTTGTAACTGCTGCTCAAGCGTCCAAACTCCGCGCGCTGCGGATACAGCAGAAGACGGTGGCGTAGCGGATATAATCCCGCCCTTGTATCGCATTGACATGGGATACTCCTATCAGGCGTTGATTTCTTCCCAGCTCGCTGTGACCACGAGGTCGTTGGCTGCGCCAGCAATAGCACCGATGGACTTGTCTTCCAGCAGGTAAAAGGTGGTCGTCTTGTCCGTCACGATGAGCGTTGCATCAGCAGGCACCGAGATCGTTGAAGCAATCGCCGTTGCCGTACCGCCCAAAGACGCCGCGCTGTACAGGTTGATCGTGATGTCTGCCGCGTTGGTGCCGTCGATGTTTGCCACAACGATGGAGTTGATCTTGAACACTTTACCGCTGGATGCAGCGTTGGACACGATGCTAGTCGCGCTGGTCGTGCTCAGTGAGGTGGTGCTGGTATTGCCGTAGATTGCCGCTACGTTAACTATGTTTGGGTTAGCCATTGATTAGCTCCTAGAATCCGAAAATCATCGCCATCGCAATGGCTTTGCCTGTTGATACACCTGCGCTTCCATATTGTAATGCAGTGCCGCCAGAATTAACTATTAGAGCCTGTCCAGCCGTTCCAAGAGTGGTCAATCCAGTACCGCCGTTGGCAATAGCAAGAGTACCTGTTACCTGAGTCGCAAGGTTGATACTGGTCGCAATCGCTGCCGTATCCTGCCAGCCAGTGCCGTTGTAAATCCGTGTTGAGTTGGTAGTGGTGTTGAAATACATCGCACCAGTAACAAGTGGATTCCCATCATTGTCGACAGAAGGGTCACTCGCCTTCGCACCCAGATAACGGTCGTCAAACAGGTCATAACTAGCCGCAGCATTACTTGCACTAGTCGCTGAAGCACTTGCCGAGTTAGCAGCATTGGTTGCGCTTGTAGACGCCGCAGTAGCGTAGTTGGAAGCATTGGTAGCTTGAGTCGATGCAGTCGCAGCAGAGGCAGCAGCATTGCTCTCAGACGTTGCCGCATTACCTGCTGAAGTAGATGCAGCACTTGCACTTGATGCAGCATTACTAGCAGAAGTCGCAGCAGCCGAAGCACTAGCAGCAGCAGCAGCAGAACTACCCACCCACCATGACGGAGAACTAGCCGGGACATTACCAGTATTAGCATTTTGAAGAGACGTATACAAAACGCCATCAGTTCCGACTACGTTCGCGTTAATCGCATAGGTAGAGGTCGAATTCCAGACCAATTGGATCGGAACCCAGAAACTCGGGGCGCTTAAGGGATTCTGGTTTAGGTTAGCATTTTGAAGAGACTGGTAAACAATAGTTTGATAAGTTACTACCGAGCCAAGTTTATAAGTAGTCCCTGCATTCCACTCTACAGAGTACAGGAACGTCCACGAACCCGTTGTAGATACAGGATTGTTATTAACGTTGCCGTTGATAAGCGATACATAAAACTGACCATCCGAACCCTGCACCACATCGTTAGCGTTGTAATCCTTCGAGGCGATCCAAGCGTTACCAAAGGTCGATGCAGTATCACCTACCGGGTCTCTGACAAGAACTTGAGTATCGTCTGACTTCGTGAGGATGGCTTTCGCTACACCATCGAAGAAGATGTTAGGCTGACGACCAGCGGCAGTGAGGATTACCGGGTTGGCGTTTGGGATGTTGTAGTTGATGTCGGCATAGGTGTTTTTAGGAGTCGTGGTTCCCGTCTCGTAAAAGTAGACCTTGCCATTGACTAGCGGATTGCCAGCATCGTCAAAGTATTGTGTATCCAGCGAACCGAAGCGAGCCATTATTGATTCTCCTGTGACTGATTATACGCCGAAGACAGCAGCCATGACTCCAGATATTGAGCAGACTGCCGATCACGATTAGGCTCGATCAACTCTTTGGTCAGCAATGCTTTATACAATTTTGGATCGGTTGCTGCGTCCGTCATCAATCGTTCAGCTTCATCAGACGTCAAATTTGCAAGCGTTCTTCTAGCTCGGTTGGACATAAACTGTGCCAACACTAAGCTCGATCCCATACCCCTGCCCGCCATGCGTTGACCCGACTTGGCACCAATTAAAGCAGCTCCAAGTTGTAGCAAAGATGCTGGGCCGTCTTCAAACAATTGATTAACTGCTGCTGGTGGCCTGCGCTCCATTCTAACAATTTCTCTAGCTATGTTCTCAACTCGGCTAATGTCTCCCTGAGACATACCAAGCCTTGCCATAACTTGCTTGTTTTCAGCAATGTCTTTGATTAGCTGCTGACCAGAAATAAACGGTACACCGCCTTCAGTTGCGCCCACAGCCCGTTCCTTGGAACGATTATACAGCGTATTGATAAAGTCAGCCTGTACAGCTCGCTTGCCTTCATCGTCCAGACCGCGCACAAACATAGCAGCCCGTCTAGGGTCTCCAAGCACTTCCTCTGTACTCCGGCCACCCATTGCTGCGATTCTCAACTCTTGAGTAACAGGATCAACACCGCGAGCATACCTAGCAGGCGTAGTCAGACCGCTTGTGCGGATTGCTTGGGAAAGCTGGTCAGCAGACAGCGGGATATCCCCGGCATTGTAGATAGCATTCTCGACCACCTTGTATTTGCGATACTGCGAGTCAGCGGCACGAAGGGTTTGTGCAGATTCTGCAGGCAGGCCGTTAATCAAGGTATTAGTGATGTTCGCCTCTGCACTACCAAGCAAGTCTGCGCGCTCCATGTTGCCACGCCTTTCTTGCAGCCTCCTTTCATCACGGATGGTTGATCTCAAATCTATCAGCGCATCGCTAGGGATTGTTTCATTTTGCACAAAACGACGGTAAGCAGTGTATTGATTATTAAGCCATCGTGACACTTGCTGCCTGCTCTCATCGGTAGCCATCACCGCATCATCAAATGCAGACACATCCAACAGCCGCTTTAATCCGGGGTCATTGCGCCCTAGCTGACCTGCAGAGAGCAACCCCTGCATCGAGGCTGTAGCGTTTGGGATGTTGACCTGAAATCCTTTTGCGGAATCATACAATGGTTTAAAGGATTGATATGTCTGCTCCAGCATTTCATCAGACATTCCCGGCTGGATTCTGGTTCCTTGTGGGGCAACTCTTTCAAGCACCGAGCGTTCCCAATCTTGTCGGCTGCGAGTCCTGCCCATAGAGTCGCGCAGTGATTCTTGAGCCGCTAACCTAGCATCTTGCAGATCAGCTTTAACTTGTGCGGACATTTCTGGGTTGTCAGCGAGCAGCCTAGCCTCTTGTGCCATTAACCGTTCGTCACCAATCCATTGTGCAGGGGTAACTCCACTAGGAATGCTTTGCAATTCTTCTGCCATTGTCGCAGCACGTTCAGCTCCACCAGCTCTTTGCTGAACTTGTCTTGCTGCCCTAATCGTGCCGCCTTCTGTGGTCATGGGAGCGAGATTAGACAAAACAGCTTCGCGTCCAGCTCGAAAACCTGCAGGGATCATTGTTGGTATGCCGCCCGCCATAGAGCCAGCGAATTCGGCCCCTATTTGTCCTACAGGCCCAGCCCCACCTTGCCTTGCAGCTTCTCCAGCCATCCCAGCGCCTGCTGCACTTGCCATCTCTCCAGCAAAATATGTTTTTGGCTGCGCCATTACTGTGCGAGTGATGTTGTCCAGAAACGTCCTAACCACTCCCGAGCCAATCTGCGGCGTTACAGAACCAAGTGCCGGAATACCCATAGCTGCAGGTAATGCCATACCTATGTATTCACCAGCAGCAGCAAGATTGCCCCTCTCGCCTGTGTAGGCCCCTGCTTGCGGAATATTAGTAGACAAGCCCCTTGCTGGTTGACCAGTAACAGCCTCATATCCTGCTGCGACCGGAGACATAGCAAAGTCAACCATCCCAGCTAGAGGGCGAGCGACGCCTGCTGTAAATTCTCCGATCTGTTCTCGCATACCCGGTTGAGGAGGCTGTGCGGCCTGCTGCTGATTAGCAAGCTGCCGCTGTGCCTGCCTGCGCCTGCGTTCACGCTCTGCTTCCGCTAGTTGCAGTAGTCTCTGTGCATTCTCAGCCACGTTTCAACCTCTCTATGTATGCGTCCAAAGCTGCGTCATCTAAGGTGCTTGGGTCAATGGCTTGCAGTTGCTCTGGCGTAGCCTGCTGAATCGATTGCGTACTTTGCTCAACAGATCGAAGTGAATCAAACATCGCCTTACCCGCTTCTGGCGTCAGTACCCTTCCAATAAGAGCCTCAACAGCTCTCGCTCTTTCGGCAGATGATTCCCTCACATCTTTTGGCATTCTCTGGTTCTGCGAGTATCGCAGATCATCAACGTATTGCGTTGTCATCAAATCAATAAACGACATTAGCTTGGATCTGGCAGTTGCAGGGTTTTCAGCCCAATCCATAGCTTGTGGCAGGGCTTGCAAAATACGCTCCTGCTCAATAACTGGCGGCCGATCAGAAGTGGCCATTGACTTGATGGCGTCTCTTTCCAAAAACGTAAGTTGCTGGGCCGCAGTTTCAGCTCCCATAAAGGTTCGGGCAAATGGAGCCTGACCAACAGTGCTGTTCCACAAGCCAAGAAACGATGCAGCCAAGCCGGTGCCTTTGCCGGGATCAAATGCCAGTTGTTCCTCGGTGACACTGGGAGGAGCCGGAATGCGAGCAGGAGGAGCTGCGGTTCTAACTTCTGGAATAGTAGCTTGTCCGGTAGCTCTGTTAATAGCGATAAGGTTGCCAGTTACTGGATCGGTCATATATTGCGCATCAAGCCTTTCAATGGCCTGAGGGCGAGACATCCCAAGATCCATGTATTCTTTTATTCTAGCCTCCCGTTCTCTTACAGAGCCTTCCGGTTGTGCAGCAGGCGTATAGTCCAATGGAACCCGCCTAAATGTGCCATCAGACTGCTGCAGTACAGCAATTGGCCCGTCAGCGGTCTGTATAATGTTAGCTTCAGAAAGTGCCTTGGGAGCAACAGCTTCTGGCAGCTTTACATCGCCACGGGCAACAGCTTGCGCAGTGTATACGCCCGCCACGTTTCTTACTCTCTGAAGCGCGGCCGTGTCACCAAGCAGGGCCTTCTGCATATCGGCATATATGGCTCGGGTAGGGTCTCCCTGCATCCTTATGCCCTGCTTTTCGGCCAGTTCAATCGATCCAAGCCTGTCTTCTACTAAACCCATCGCAGCTTCAAGATTCATGTTTTTTGGATCTAAAAGATTCGTCAGCGCAAAAGCATCTTGACCGCCCGCGATACGAATTTTTTCTGCCATGTCATACTGCTCACCGGCTATCTGTCGGCCACGCAAATCCTGCTGGGCTTGGAACTCTTGCTGGCGCATCCTGTCTTGCTGTTCCTGTGCCATCTGCTGGCGAAACTGCGGAACCTGATTGGAGACTGCGGCACCGAGACCGCGAAGCAACAAACCGATATCTTGGGCCATGTTTTTTACCCGTATGTTCTTGCGAGATATTGAGAATAAGCGTTAGCTGCGCCCGGAATCGGCTGCACCTGCGCACCCTGAGGGAGTTGCGTTGGGCGAGAATATTGGCTTCCAGCAGGTCGGCCACCACCACCAAGCTCATAACCCAAAGCACCAGCGTTCAGTGCATTACCAACCGCCTGACCATAGCTAAACGGCTGCTGCTGGGTGAAAGGCTGACCACTCAGAGCTTGTGCCGTGTTGATGCCGTAGTTCTGCTGCGCTGTAGCTTCATCTGCTGCTGCTTGCTGTTGTGCTGTGATCTGTTGGTTGATTGCGTTCTGAGACAGATTCAAACCAGCAGTGCCGTACTGACTCAAGAGGTTGGCAAAGTTAGTCCCTTGAGCATTTGCAAGATCAGCAATACCTGTTGTTGCCCCGCTAATCTGAGCCGCCAGCAATTCACCTGCTCTCGCTCTTTGGTTTGCTACGTTCTGTGCAGCCTGAGCTTGAAGGTTAGCAATGCTGGCACCAGTCGAAGTCGCAAGATTAGCTAGATTAGCACCATACTGGCTTCTCTCACCTGCCAGTCCCTGACGCTGACCTGCAATGTTCTGGGCAGTACCTGTACCGAGGTTGGACAGGTTAGTACCCATTCCAGTGAGAATGTTGGCACCCGAACCTGCTGCCTGCAAACCCTGTCCAGATAGTCCAGAAAGATTCTGTATCTGCTGCTGTAATCCCTGACCAGCCAGACCCTGACCAAAGCGGACAAGTTCCTGCTGTACTCGACCACCACCCAGACCGCCAGTTGCAGCAGCACCCGATAGAGTAGACCTTTCACCCTGTTCACGGAGGAATTGTACATACGGGCTTTCCTGATACGCTTGATTAAACGCATCCTGACCAAGCGCACCAGACAGCGCCAGTTGCTTCTGGAGAGCCGTGGTTCCAGCCTGCTGGTAAGGGGTGAACAGTTGCCCAGCTTGCCCGTAGGTGCGTTCTATGTCTCCACGCGCTACTTGTCCTGCCGATCTAAGATCATCGACATTCAAGCCATAGAGTTTGGCAACTTCTTCCATTGCTGGAGTCAGATCAGCTCTTGCTCTAGTCTCAGCGCCCTGAAGCGTTCCAGTTGCATTTGCTAGGCCAGACGTAAGAGCCTGCTCAAACCCGGCCTGACCTGTTGGGATATTCTCTGCACCAGCCTGAACAGCACTGCCAAGTCGCGCCTGAATCGTGCCAACATCCACGCCAGTAGCTTGAGAAAGCTGAAGTGGAGTCACCCCATATTCAGTCATCATGGCAGCAATTTGCTGGTCAGACTGATTCGGATTGGCTGCTATGAATGCCCTGATCTGATCCTGACTAACCTGTCCCTTTTGTGCATTCTGTTCTGCTGCCCGACCGGTGAGAGCTTGAGCTTGAGCCAAATCCATCCCGCCAATACCGGATAATTCATCAGCAGATACACCGAGATTCCTAGCTACAATCGCCCGGTTAATGTCGTTAATGTCCGACCTGTTGCCAGTGATGTTTTGATATTGAGCTACCTGAATCGAGGCTGGAGCATTCGGCAACCTAGTGTTACCCATCGCCAGAGCAACCGTTTTAGGGGCAACTCCATATTGATTCATTGCGCTCTGAATCTGGGTTTCACTGGCATTTGGATTCTGCTGAAACCAAAGCCTGATCTGATTCATCTGCGCATCAACGGGTTGAGCAGCAAACTGTTCGGCAGGGGTCGCCATGTGATTACCTCATCGCCTGAGCAGTCGGGAAGGGGGAATAGGTCACATCACCCTGCGGCAACTGAGCCTGTCCGAAAATACCCGCAAGCATATTGGGATCGTAGTTAATCGTCTGAGGCTGAAGCTGGCTGTAATCAATCTTGCCACCGAGAATTGCGGCCCTCTGCATGGGAAGACCGGCAAGCATCATTCTCTGAGCTGCGAGATTACCCTGTTGCTGTAGGTTAGCAGTAGGGCCGTACAACTGACCGATCATGCCGAGACCTTGCTGCATTCCCTGCTGACGCATCTGATTGCCCATGCCGAGAGCTTCACGGCGTACATTCTGGGACGCCTCAAAAGCAGGACGAAGCGCCTCAAGCCCTGCCTGTGTTCGAGCCGCAGTAACTTCGTTAGCCTGATTTACCGCTTTACCCTGCGCGCGTCGATCCATTGCGCTACCAGCAAGAGATGCAGCAGCACCAGCAGCCGCAGCCTTTCCAGCACTCATGCCAGCAATGGCGTTGCCAACACCCAAAACAGCAGCACTAATACCCATGTTCCCACCTCTCTCCGACCTTGCGGAATTGCAGAAATTCTAACATTTTTCCAAGAGCTTTTCTCTCATCCGGTGCAGTAGTCCACACCTTTGAAAAGCCCTGACCATGCAACCATTCAAGCCCTTGTTTCATTGTTTCGCGGACTGCGCCACGATCTCGAAACCTACACGCTACATGAATCTCTAACTCACTACCTTCTGGCTTTGCTACCACCAGAAGTTTCTCGTCCATGACAAGCGTGATCCAGTCTAATCCGATTCCTTGTGGGTCTACACTTAGCAACTTGATGACAGACGGGTCTCGGAGATACTCCAAAGCCTCAACGTCATCACACGCTCTTACACTAATTTCCATCCTTGCGTCACATCCCCGCCAATATCAGGAAGCATCTTCCTGTACTCGATAGACCCAGCAGCCCCGGTGGAATCAATGTATAAACTGTATTGCCTAGCTGTTACTGCGCCCTCTGGAGACCCTGTTCCGATGATCGGAATACTCAATGAAGCGTCCAAAGTCCATGTTCTAAACTGCTGCGACATAGTGCCGTTTTGTTCGACAATAGGGTTGGCAGCGTTGAGTCTAGGCCCGGTCATTTCGTCCCCGGCAAGATGTCTGCGTTCAACTGAATAATGACAGGTTTAACAGGGTCGGACAGGGTGAATCTAAACACCTCGAATCTGGAAGCCCGACCATTCCTGCGCCAGATCGCTCTACGGTTGTACTGACCCACCTTTCCTAGTTCTCGCGTTCTCTGATCTGACCAGGTTTTTCCATCAACACTCCGATCCATTGCGATCAAGGGATTAACAGATTCCGCATTACCCACACCTGATTCAACCGTGAGTTCAATGGATGGAACGAATATGGATTGAGTGTTGTTCTGGAAAGGCTGGGTAGCAACTGTCCGAATGATGTTTCCAGTGTATTCAGTGAACAGATCAGGATTCAGCTTACCAATACGCCCGTCAATCAGATCACCGCAGAAGATATGGTTATACGCCTGGGTCAGACCGGAAACCCTATAGCCTACCTGTTCACCTTCAATGTAGGACTTTCTTTCGTGCCAGCGTTTAGAGGCATGGTCATAAACCAGAGTCGAATTCGGTAGCGCAAAAGCTACAAAGTACGAACCATTCTGTGAGTACGTCCACGAATACACATTCGCCAGTTGATCGTTGGTGAGTGTTTTAAGAATGAAGTCTATCGCAACAGTGGAAATCTTTTGAGTCGAGTTACCAGCAAACGCCCAGATGGAAGGGGATTCATTCTGCCCACCACCCACCCACATGAACGTGTCTTGAGTGTTAATCAGTGAATAGGGAGAGAACACACCTTTATCCAAGAACAATCCCGATCTCTGGAAGGGGAAGTCTGATCCACCGATATTCTGGAAAGCCTCGAAGGTTTGACTTCCCGAAATGAATAACTGGTTCTTGAATACTATGGGAGCAACGATGTTATCAGGGTCAGATTCAGCCGTTCCGTAGTCCAAGGCATTCCAGCTAAGTCCATCGTTGATTGCTGAAACTATGAACTTCTTCGTATCAGTAGTGACGACAAAGTAGCCGTCAATGAACACTACAAACTGAGGATTACCGTTAGCGGTAAAGTCTAAATCTGTGATCTGGGTAAACGTATCTGTTACATGGTTGTAGATGTACCCATTGCCACCAGGAACAAGGACCAATAGTTGCGTCCCGTTATCGGCCATAGAACAACGTGCAGTACCTGCCACAGTACCCAGTTCTACCAGATCATAAACCTCGGTCGGAATAACTTGGGTCTGGTCTAATTGGTAAAGTTTAGTTCCGTTCACAAAGTAGGCCACACCAGCCATCGTGTGAGCGCCCCTGTTCGCTTGCAAGATAGTCCCTGATGTTTCTACCTGTTCGATCCCCGGCGTTCCCCTGAGCGTTTCTGGAGCCAATGAAGGAGCACTCTCAACCACGGTATACCAGTTAGTACACTCTTGCGCCGAGATGGGCAGGGAGTTACTTACATAGAACCCGTTAGTGATGGGGAGAGTGACTATCGGCATTAGAGTGCGCTCAAGACTGCGTTGACAGCAATAACACCATCCGTTGTGGATTCGTTTCTGACAAATATCTCAAGGTAATCGTTCTGGTTCAGGATTAGATTCACGAAAGTCGCAATCGCTCTTGGGCCACCAGAAGAAATCGTGTCGGTCATCTTGGTGGAAATCACCGTACCGTTCTTAGCGATGAACAGTGAGATTTTGTGGTTAGTACCCGACACCACATCCAGAGTCGCAAGAGCGTTAACAATATGTCTACTGGCCTGCCCTGTGAACGTAATCCGGCCATTGGTTGCAGCCGTCCAGCCTGTAGATACATCGCCAACCACAAACGTACCTGCCGCCTTCACCGGGGTCGCCGTGGACGCAATAGTCGTTGCAGTAGCGTTTCCAGCCATTGAGACAGAGGCATACGAAGCAGCATCAGTGGAAGCAATCTCAATCGTGTCGCCCACCGTAGTACATGAAATACCAGTACCACCTACCAATGAAACGAACATCGGACTCGCCGCAGCAATGTCCTGCATCAACGGTTGACCGGCGGTGTTGACAGTGAAGTTGTGGGCTATCGTGATGCCGTTTTCGGGGGAGACGTTAGTAACAATACCCGATCCGTCTTCAATGTTTCGGATCAAGTTAACAGTACCCTGAATGTCGAGAACCGGAGTACCAGTCGATGCACCATCCTGAGCAATGGAACCCGTTACACCGAGTCCACCGAGGAAATTGTCGTAGCTAATCTTGTAGTTGTAGCCATTCGCAAAGAACCCCAGAAACGAGCCTGAGATTATCGAAGTCTGCGCGGTGAAGTCAGATTGCTTTACGCCATACGCCCGGTCATACATTGGTCTGATTCTCCAGAGATATCGAGCCAATCGTTTCAGCCAAGATAGACTCTTCGCTGTCAGGATAGAAATTCCAAGTCCAGCCGTAGCCAGTATCTGTATTGCCAGAACCAATGGGAAGCGTCGAAGGGTTGCGGGTTGCGCCGATAGTTTGACCGAGCATCCTCATCGCTTGCAGACCTTCTCTGGCCTGTAGGACAAGTGCGTCAGTTACCACCCCACCGTAATCGGGAGCCACTTCGATAGCGAGATTCGCAATCATTCCACGAAGAGCGCCAACAGGGACTGTAACCAGATCACCAAGGTTAGATACTTGCGTGTATCCCAAATGCACACCTGACGCATCCAGCGCGAGCATATAGTTGTTCATTGCGAAGATGAAATCCTGATACTCGTCTGCCTCCAGAGGAGCCTCAGACGCTTGTACCAGAATTCGTTGGAGCGATGCCTTCGCAACCTGTGCAACCGTAGCCATTTCAAGCCTCTTTGATTTTGGGCGGCCTGCCCCTGCGCTTCGGTAATTCTACCACTTCCTCGACAATGGGTACTTGATCTTTCGGCACCCAGCCGAGTGATTTTGCTAACTCAATATTTTCGGGGTTGATCGACATTTCAACACCACTGGGCTTTACCCAAATCTGTGTCACCACTTAGTTTTATGACTCCAGTACCGAGCAGAAAGTTTGTCAGGGGAGGAATCCTGCGCATTATGCCTTGCATAGTAGGAAGCGCGTCTGGCCTTCTCGCCTGCGGTTTTCGGTGCCTTGCCAGCTCCCACAACACCCTGCTGACCGAATCGAATTGTTTTGATTTCATCCCCAGACTTGGCGACAACAACGTGGGATTTAGTTGGATGGTTAGGGGTCTTCTTGGGCTTGTTATACCCAGATACTCCAGCCCTAGTCAGTCGCGGGTCTTTCGCCTTTGCCATGATTCACCGTGTACCCATTCTGTGAGAATGCCTGATCTCTGGCCATAACTGCTTCA